CTCTAAGATTCGCACACAGCTCTTTGCTCAGGCAGACAGACAGTACGACTACGATGCCGCAGACGAACTCTTTACCAACTGGAAAGAACGTCAAGGTGTAGTAGCTCAAGCTGCTTCTACTGAGAAGAACACACGGAAAGCCGCTGTTAAATCCGCCTCAACAGGCACCGCTAGAGGAACTGGCGAACAGCGAGCGAAGAAAGTATATCGACGCTCAGACATTATTAAGCTAATGAAAACCGACCCCGACCGATATATGTCTCTATCAGATGAAATTACACAGGCATATGCAGAAGGAAGGGTTAGGTAAAAACCTAAACTTTTTTTATAAGGAATATTATTATGCCAGCAGGCGCATATCCACAAGCAAACGCAATCGTAGACAACACCTCAGTAAAAGGCGGCGCAGTATCAGGTCAAAACGCATCTTCGTTCATCCCTACTCTATGGAGTGACGAGATTCGTGCTGCATACGAGAAGAGCCTCGTTATTGCACCTAAAGTTAAGAAACTAAGCATGACCGGCAAGAAGGGTGACACAGTAGTTATCCCTGCTCCTATCCGTGGCGCTGCCTCGGTAAAAGCAGAGAACGTAGCTGTTACCATTCAGAACAACTTAGAAGAGAACGTACCTGTAATAATCGACAAGCACTACGAGTACTCTCGTATGATTGAAGATATTACTGAGACTCAGGCTCTGTCCTCTCTCCGTCAGTTCTACACTAGCGACGCAGGTTACGCCCTAGCTCGTCAGATTGATACTGACCTGATGGACTTGGGTAAGTCTCTGGGTAACGGTGACGGCTCTTCTTGGGTCAACAATGCTTCTTTCCAAGTAGCAGCAGGCGGCGGTGTGGAAGCATACGCAGCAGGCGGTGTTGACACAGCGTTTACTGACGAAGCCTTCCGTGCCTTGATTCAGAAGATGGATGACGCTGACGTTCCTATGGACGACCGTTGTTTCGTAATCCCACCTTCAGTACGTAACTCTATCATGGGACTTGAGCGTTATGTTTCTAGTGACTTCACTGGCGGACAGACTGTTCAAAACGGCCTCATCGGTAACCTGTACGGTATCGACATCATGGTATCTACTAACGTAGCTACTCCAGAGGCAGGTGTACGTGCCGCTCAGTTGATTCACAAGGATACTTACATCCTTGCGGAACAGCAGGCTATTCGTTCACAAACTCAGTACAAGCAGGAGTTCCTTGCGAACCTGTACACTGCTGACACCCTGTACGGTGTTAAGACTTTCCGTCCAGACGCAGGCTTCATTCTTAATGTAGCAGGCTAAGTAACAAACTGGGGGCATCCATAAGGGTGCCTCCTTTTACTTTCGGGCCATAGCGCCTTTCTATCTTTACATAGGAAAATTATTATGTCTACTTTGACAATTGATTCAAACGCAAAACCAATTCAAGTTCTCCGCCCTACCTCTACTTCTAAAATTGCCATCTCTGGCACTTCCAATGCTGCTAACAGTATAGCCACAGGCGTTCGTGTCGCCCGTATTGTTGCTACTGTTGACTGCTTCTATAAAATTGTTGGCCCTGCGGCTGTTACCGATGCTTATCTCCCTGCAAATACTATTGAGTATATCCATGTATATGGTGGAGAAAACATTGCTGTAATTACCGGCGGTGCCTCAGGTTCCGCATACATTACCGATATGGTGTAAGCCATGTATGGTATAGGTGTAAACAGACTAGGCGTTACAAACTCAACAGGTTTCAACCCTTCTACCTTGTTTGCGGGTGGCATTAAAGGGGCGTGGTACGATATGTCAGACATTAGCACTATGTTTAAGGTTGACGGTACTACCCCTGCGGTTGTCGGTGAAGAAGTGGGTAAAATAACCGACAAGTCCGGTAATGGTCACGACCTTATACAGACAAACTCAGATAAGTGTCCTATTCTACGTGTAGATACCGACGGTAAACTTTGTCTTGATTTTACAACAGACGATGGTATGCGTACTACTAGTAACTTGCTGTTTGATACGGCAGGCGTTAATACGATGTCTGTCTTTGCCGCCGCTAAGAAAGAAAGTGATGACCTTAACCAAACAGTCGCTGAACTTTCTAACTCAGTCGGCACAAATAACGGAGCATTTAGACTTTTCTATGCTTCTGCAAACCAGTGGCGTGCTATTCAAAAAGGTACAGTGGCTAATACTATTGTTTCAGCTTCTATAGGCAACCCTGATAAATCTATTCTTACAACGGTAGCAAGTATTGCGGCACCTTCGCACGACTTCAGACGTAACGGTAGCTCAATAGCGTCTAACACATCTACTCTGGGGACAGGAAACTACGGTGACTATCCTCTTAACATAGGCGGACGTGCGAGTGGTGGTTCCGCTAATTTAGATGGTAAGATTTACGGTTTAATTGTTTTAGGTAAGGTAGCTGACACTAATGAAATATCAAACGTAGAGTCTTACTTGTCAGACAAATCAGGAGTAACTATCTAATGAGTACATTTGCAACTGTAATTGTAACGAAAGGTAATCAGGCTTTTGCTCAGGATTTGACATCTGTTAAGCAGTTTACTACTAAACTAAAGAAAGGTCTTAGAACGTATTACATTAGCTCTGGTTACTTTAGTCAAGAACACTATGACGCTCTTTTAGATAGCGGCCTTACCTATGCTTTTGTAACCGACACCACAGTACGACCCACACAGACAATAAAAACTTTAGGGATGACTATTGTTGATTCGGAGGACTAATGCCTACTTCCATTATAACAAAACATAGTACTACTTCCGGTGACACGCCTGCGGCTTCTGAACTAGCCGTAGGCGAACTGGCAATTAATCTCGCCGATGGAAAACTGTTCACTAAGAACGCTTTGGCAGAGGTTATAGCTATTATTGGTCAAGGCTCTGAGTTCTTACCGGAAGAGTACGGTGCTGTAGGTAACGGTACTACAGACGACACCACGGCACTTCAGGCTTGCTTTACAGCGGCTATAGCGGCTAAAGGTAAGGTTAAACTATCGGCTAAGACATACAAGTATTCGGCACTTATTGCTAGTGTTACCGAAGGTATTGAAGTAGAAGGTGCAGGAAACAGAAGTATACTCCTGAAGGCTGACTCTTACACAGGGGCGACTTTTGAGATAAACAATACTTTTGGTCAGATTGCTCATTTTTATCCTAATAGTGCAGGCGACCAAAGCCAAGTTGCTGACTTAACTAAAATCAAGTCTCCCTCGTTTAAAAGTTTTAGCATTGTTGGTCAGTCACGTATCTATGCCGGTGGTGGGTTTGAACTTAAAGACAGGAACGATATGCTGACAATTCAGGATGTCAACTGTTTTAACCTTAAAGGTTCTGCGTTTAAATTTACTGGTACGTTTGGTAACTTACGTGAGAGCAACATCAGCCGCTTTGTTGTGCGTATGTGTGGTGACGAGAACAACCCTGCTGTTGATTTAAAGATGCCATCCTTTAGTAATACTCAAGCAACTATAGCTACTGTAGGCACTAAGTCTCGCGTTACTTTGTCAGGAACTGGAGAGAATTTCTCTTCACTATCTATAGGTAATATGAAGATTCGTGTTCTAGGTAGTCGCTACGACGGCTTCACACAAGAGTGGAAGATTACAAGTATTATCAGCGACACAGTAGTAGAACTTGAGTATGACATTACAACAGAGATTAACCCCAATACAGGCAACCCTTGGGGTCAGAACGTAACAAACGCCGCTTGTGTTTTCTATAGAGATGTTGACGGCCTTAACCACCTATCGTTTGATGATTGTCAGATTGTTGGTTGTTACGGTACTTATCTAAACGTAGAGCATGACCGAGTAAACTTCTTCAGACGTGTTGTGTTTAACAACTTAATGGTTCACGGCTCCAACAATAAGTATTTCGATGGCGCACAGCAAGGGCCGTCAGGTGATTTGATTCTCATTACGGGTGGTATTGGTAGTGTAGACTTCCGAGGCTTACGCTTAAACACCAACGAAGTAGATAAAGGTGTAACGCCTAATATTAAGTATGCGGGTGTGCGCATAAGAGAAGGGCAAGTTATCTCGCAAGACATCCCTGACAGAGTTTGGATTAACGACCTTGATATGCTCAACCTTAACAACGATGGTGAAGCTATGTTTGTTGTTGAGAATGTTAAGAACTTGTCAGTAAACGGTACTGTTGCCTCTAGTCAGAACTCAGGTACAGAACTAAAGGTTCTAGCTGATTCGGTATTTGAGGCAATTGACTACAATGTAATTTCGGGGACATCTAAGAACATACGCAACAACGGTGTCTTACCTGCGTTTGATATTGCTACTGACGTATCTAACAAAGTCTTTATCACAGAGAATCAGCGTAGAGATACTAATGTTTCTACTAATCAATTTAAAGATATAACTTCAGACATCAACACGACCGAAGGTTTAGGTACAACCTTGTTTAGCAATGTTAAAAGAGCTAACGTAGTTAAGAACGCGCCAACTGCTTCTGGCACTATTGAAGGTGCAGAGTGGAACTTGGTTGACGGTAAGGTTGCATACATACCCGGGAGGCAGATGGGCGGCACAGTAGCAGGCACTTGGACAGCATCATCTACCAGTGGTGAGTATTACTTAGACACTGGTTCTGCCTTTACTGACGTTGTTCAAGTAGTTGAAGATGACTACATGATACTTAACAATGGGACTCTAGGTTCTTTAGGTAACGGAGAGTGGGCGGTAGGCGACAACGATAGCCTTGGCAACAATACACTGTATGTTAAACCGCTTGCACCTGTTTCTCCTGCATCATTAGATGATTACGATTTAAGATACAGAAAGGCAGTAGACGGTACGACAACAAGAGCAACCCGTAGAGAGTTTTATGGCAACCCTTTACCCTCTACTGGTTATTACTACAACGGTGATAGGTTCTATGACATTTCTCCTTCCGCTGTAACAGGAGATGCTTTTGCTTACGTCTGCCGTGTCAGGGGTTTTGGAGATTCAGCACAGGGCGGTACTGCCGCTTGGGAGCCGTATGGTGTCATTGATGGATAAATTAGGAGGGCGACGTGCCTACTAACTTAATTACAAAACATAGCACAGGCGTTGGTACTGTTCCTTCCTCAATCGAACTAGAAGTAGGTGAACTAGCGGTCAACGTGACTGATAAGAAACTCTATACAAAAAACAGTGCTGAACAGGTAGTTCTTATTGGTGACAATAGAGTTTATACTAGTGTTGCTTCTATGGTTTTGGATAATAGCCTGACAGTCGGAGAGTACGTAACTACTGAAGGCTATTACGGTGCAGGGGGTGGTGAGGCTAACTATAAGATAGTAGCAGCCGGTAACTACCCTTCAACTCCTGACGAGAAAGGCGCCGCATTTACACTAACTAACGGTAACATAGCAGTACTTAAGCACGATGGTGTTGTAACAGACTTGCAGTTTGGTATTAAGCGTGACGCTGCTTTTGCAAACAGTGGCCTTGTTCAGACTGACGGTACTGATAACGGGGCTAACCTTGTTGCCTTACTAGCGGCAGCTAAGGAACAGAAGTTTCAGGTATTGTTTACTGACGGTATTGCTACAACTAACACTCCGTTGGTAATGGATAAGACTCTCTTCTCTATCCACGGTACAGGCAAGCTAATGTCGTTCCTTAACATTGGTGCTTCATTCCCTGTAGGTAGTAGCCTTTTGACTGTTACTGATTGCGGTAGAACTGACGGTGGTACTTACTTTGAGAAGCCTTTCTTTACAGGCAATGAGAAAGCAGTAGAGCTTGTAGGGTTTACACTTCTAGGTAGGAACCGAACAGTTAGAGCGAACGGCCTTTCCTTTACTGGCTTGAACGACGACATGATTATTGACGTTGAGTGTCGAGACTTCTTAGGCATAGGTATGTCTTTGGGTAACGCTAACGTCACTAAAGTAAACGCAGGCTCTTGGGTGTCAGGAACTGAGTACAAGATTGCTTTCCTAGGTACTGCAACAGGTGATGACGAAGATGAGAAGGAAGCAGCTATTCAGGCACGATGGAATGCTTACCTCAGCACTACAGGCGTTACTTACAGAATCGGTTCAACATTCACTGCTGTAGATAACGGTGCTACCATGACAGGTGCAGTGGCAGCAGTAGGCTATACTTCTGATACTGTCCGTGAGAGTACGTTTGAGAACATTCAGATAAAGAACTGTGGCAACC